GCCAATGCTACACCCACCTGTGTACGGCTGGATGATAGATACGGATTAATCTTATTAGCAACAGCCGTCGTCCATTGACGCTGCCAGAATTGGTTGTCCTTCTCTCCAAGGGAGGCAGAGTTATCGGTTTTTTCTTGACCGCCCCGCTCATAGGTCACATTGCCTTTGGCATCCGTAGTGGCAGAGTACATCTGGTCTGCAATAAGAGGCTTCCCTGTTTCATCAGTCTTATCTGTATCAGCTGCATCAGCAGCCGTGGCCAGAAAAGGCGCACCTGTTTTACCTTCTTTCGGTAAGTAACGGGAAGTGAAATCTTTGACAGCTTGCTGTTCCACCATATCAGGAGCAGCGGTATACCAAGACTGTATTTGTGTTTCTACATCCGGAGACAAGAGATTCTTAGCAGTGAGTTCCGCTCGTATCAATGCAGCAGCTTCATCTTTAGATATGTATCCTTTAGTGACAGGATTAATACCTTCAGTGGCTCCTTGCTGTTTCTGTTTAAGCATAAGCTGCGCTTGTTGAATGGCATTCTGCTGCCCTTGAGTATTCAGCGAGTTCTTGGCAATCTGATTGGCAAAGTCCACATAGGTCATCGCTGGATTGTTTTGATCTAATCCTTCGGCTTCGTTAGCCTGACCTTGTGTAGTATTGATGTTAAAATTATCGGCCATATTATCCTCCCCAATTCGGGTTATTGGCTGCGGCATTCGTCTGATAATCTGAACTTGTTACATCAGACCCCGCAGGTAGTCCTGTACTTCCCCCTGACGTACCTGGTGATGCTAGTGCAGCAGAAATCCCCTGCCCTGCTGTATTGGCCAATCCATTAACAATCGCTGCTTGACCAGCATTATTCGCTACCGCATTTTGATATCCAGCATTGGTTTGTATACCATTAGCATTCAACATTTGTGTGTTCTGTGTACTAATATTATTAATCATCAATGATAATTGATTCTGAAGATCAGTACGCCCCCCTGTCAGAATCTGCTGTGCCTGATCTTTGCTCATACCGAATAAGGAATTGGCTGTAGCATCATCCATCGCGGCAATCTTATTCATAGCAGCTTGCACATTCTGTTGCTGAGTGTTGAGTTGATTACCTGTTACAGTGGCAGCTTGCTGTGAATACTGAGCAGCAGGGGCTAGGGTAGCTTTCGTAATTGCATTTGCCGCGCCCCCGCGACTTAATCCACCTGTCGCAGCAAGATTGGCTTTCAGCGTATTCATTGTGCCTGGTTGAGTCGAATAGTCTTGTTGTTTTAACGCAGCAAGTGTGGCTTGAACAGCTGGTGAAGTAGGACCATAAAGATTCTGGGTTTGTCCTAATAGGTTCTGGCCAATTTGGGTAGTAGCCCCTTGAAGCTGGGTACCAGCCTGGGCCTGAGATGCTTTATACTGAGCGTATAACGGTTGTAGTTCAACAGGCAGTTGATTTATGAGATTTTGTTCAGCTTGCCCTGATGCCGCAATCTGCTGAAATATAGCGGTTAAGTCGGGAGTAGGCTGACTTCTAGACGCATTCAATGCGCCAGCCCCTGCGCCTAGCAGTCCACCAACAACAGCTCCCCAAGGACCGGCTACGGACCCCATCCCCGCTCCTGTTTCTCCTCCGGAAACTGCTCCATTCGTCGTTGAGTCAGCCATATTAGTTCTCCATTACCTTGCTAAAGCGGTGAAATCTACACTACGAAACCATCCTCTTGATGTCTTCGCTACTAAATATACGGATTTGCCATTATCTACAATTGAAACGGTTTGGATGCTACCATCCTTAGAGGATGGATTAGTAGATAGCACAAGATGATCATGAGCAGCTTGAAATAGTATTACCATGTTTCCTTGGATATTTTGAGAATAGTCGGTCAACATAGGACGATCAGAAGGAATCGGTGGATTCACTTTATTAACCTGTGACTTAGCCATTATTCGCCTCTTTTAGTGAAGCTTTATTCTTACTTCGATATGCTATTCCATATCGTTTCATTGTTGCTGGATTATTTTTCATATTATTAGCCGTTATTCAAATAACGGCCCTTTCGTGCATACATAGTTGGTTCAACCTTGCTGATAGAACAAGGGAGCACATCATCAGATACTAAACGATATATTAATGTTCTTCCTGGAACTAAAGTATCCGCATTAGGTACAAAGAGTGTAACAAATTCTAAGCCTGTAAACGTAGTTTGATACCCAAAGGTGCCTAATTCGTTAAACATCTCCACAAATGTATTACCTCTGTCCGTAGAATAATAAGCATGTATCAATGTGCCTGTGTGTATACCCGTCACTTTGAGAGCACGAGGTACTTTAAGAAAAATATCATCTGTTTCTTGCCAAGCTTTCGTACGCACGTCCATTGTAATAGCTGTACCATTGTCTGTAGGAGCAATAAAGCCATTATATATATTACTATTTATTCCGTCAGAAAAATATAGAGTGTTGAAATAAAGCAGGAGTGTCCCAACAGATTGACCTGTTTGTATACGCCATTTGCCAAACTGATCCAGCTCAATAAGGATATCATTTGCAGTGGCTCCAATCGTTGCTACAGCTAAATAATAGGTCTTGTTATAAAATAAGCTGGCACAACGAACACTTACTGTTCCGGAGCTTATGAACCAACTAACGGTAATAGAAGTAATCTGTGGAGAAGCGTTAGCACCTGCTGTTAATATTAATTTCGTTTGAACGAATTCATCGGGCGTTAGTGCGGGAAAGGTGCCATTAGGGACAAGCACATATGTGGCTGACGCTAATCCAAGGGCAGTTGTAGCGGTACGAATAAACATTTGTACGGTTCCCACACCAGGATTTGATTGCACAAATTGCATGGTGCTGAAGCCTACAGGAGTAACACCCGTATCAATGCTACTACTCTCAATAGTAGAGGATAGGTTCCATGTCAGAGTAATTTCTGCCAGGGCAGGACTTACGGTATCTCCAGCATCCGTAGTAAGGATGAATCGTATTTTCGCCCAGGGCTCCGTTGCTGCCCCACTAATAGGTCCAAAGCTTGAATACGTAATGTTATCAGGCGAGGTAGAAATAGCGACACTGATACTCGTTCCAGCGGGTGTACTTCCTATAAACGTTAATGTTCCCCAGCCTGTATTATCCGTTGTAGCATGGATCGGTTGTGACACCCATGTGGCAGTAGTAGCAAAAGTTAATATGGGTATGCCCATAATAGGGACATTGGTTTCACTGGTCGTAGAAAGATTAATTACAGTCTGCCAATACCGGAATCCTGATAAGCTTAAAGCATTCGTTCCATTAGGGGTAGTGATAGTCTGTGAAGTGCTACTGGACATATCGGGATTTGGAGAACCGAATACTGTTACACTCCCCGTTGTGAAAGATGGATAAATTCCTGATTCAAGAATATTTCCTGCTATCCCATCAATTGCTCCACTATCGAAAATAGGAGAAGTCCATGATCCTGATGGGAGTATTGGTGTTACAACAAAGGTGTAGGTCGAGGCCATTGAAACTGCCGGTCCACTAAAACTAGCTGGAACTGTTGTCCAACCAAACCCATTCCAGCCCAGCACAGCGGGGGAACCACCAGCGGAATAAACATTTGTTGTATCAAAGGAGACAGTAGGGTAGCCAATATTGTAGGCAAACGATGAACTATATGATAGAATAATAACAATCCAATATTGTGTTCCGGCTGTTGCCGATACTGAGCATGATGCAGTTAAATTTCTTATCCCAGAGGCACTAGTGAATACAAAAGGACTACTAGTGAATAGATTCGCGCCCGGAGCGGCAAAAGAGTCAGTATAAACTCCTACTGTCGCAGATACAGTATTACCTGTTAATTGGGAAGTATTACAACTTATCTGGCCTTGTATTTGCGTTATAGTACCAGTACGTGGAGGAATAAAACTAACGGCCCCTCTACGTGTCTCTGCTGATGGAAAATAAGATTGAACCGCTAAAGACCCGTCTCCTGTCCATGGACTAGCTGTTGGAAGAGTAATATCTAACCCAGATATTTCAGCTGATCCACCTAAGACACCTGACGCCGGAGAGGGTACAAACTGTGTAGGCACTTCTGCAAATGGAACATCACTCGTTTTGAGATTAGTTACCACTGATCCACCAAGCCAGTCGGCTGTAGTGCTAAAATCTGCTTCAGGATTAGTCGTAGTGATAGTTCCTGGAATGGTGGTGATGTCAATCCCTGGTGTAGAAGTACCACCAGCAAATTGTGCTTGTGAGTTCTGCACATTCTGGTTTAGAGTGAAATTAACTTGGGAGAGGTTTAAATTAACAAGGTCTTGAATGAGGTCAGAACCGTACTCCACAGTGTATCCATTGGAATAATAAATACCTTTGTTACTCAGCCACCAAAGAGTAGGAATGGATACAATCGATCTAATTTCAATAGAACGATTATCAACACACCCTACAGTATTACTGATGTTATAGTAATGAAAAGTATCGGGTGTAGTACCTTGAATGCTACCAAATGAATGGAGTCCCCATACATACAGTGTTCCATTATATACCTGGATAGCTGTAATAATATCATCACTCTGGCACACTACAAAGTTATTTCCACCAAAGACATCAGGTGCTCCGGCATTACTGAATAATAGCGTATTAGTATTACCTGTCGGGGCTATCCACAAAGAATCCAGCCAAAGCGCTATCTTACTAAATGTGGGTGGTACGTTATTATCTGTAGGAATTGGTGTAGGTGTAGAACCTATGAATGTACTATCAGTGAAAGTAGTGGTAGTGTTGTCATTGATGGTCCCCACTAATAGAAACACGCCATCGTTATTATCACGATAGATGTTCCTTGCAGTCACTCCATATCCACCAATTGGAATACTTGTTAAAGGAATTGTATTATTAGCAGCCACCCAACCCGATGTACTGAGGACCTGAAGATGTGTTAGATCCGTAACAGTCACAATAGTCGTCGTGTTAGCTCCTTGTGTAACGGTGTCCCCAGCGAACATGCCAGATGTATTTGATACTAGAAGATTAAATCCGTCAATCACTTGGCTTACCACAAATGGAATATGTGGTACTTGCGTCGTATCACTTGCTAAAACCCCTGTAGCGACTTCCACATTAGATGGAGGAGAACCATTACTCTCTTCCTGTGTAGCATAGTACAAAAACGTCACTTCATATCTATGCGGACCTGGAGGTACATCTCCACCTGATGTTGGTGTACCTGCCACAGGGGATGTTAAGGGTGATTGAGCCCCCATAATCTTTGTCTTTCCTGTGGTGAATGAATACGATACCCCACCGTAGCTTGTCACAGTGTCATAGACTATAGGGGAATTAATACCATTATCTCCATACACTCTATCCTGATAGGTGGCAAATTCAAAGTTCCCTACAGAAGAGAATCCTGATTCAATAGTAGTGAAGAGGCCATTACCTGTCGAAGCAGAAAGAACGCCTTGCCCTACACGCAGATAATGCTGGGCACCTGATTCAAATATTGCATCATATGAATCAGCAGCAGGACCAGCAAAATCAGTACGATTCCACTTGACTCCGCCTTGGCGCTTATCAATCATCCCCGTCTGATCAGTTACAAAGTTGGTAGACCCTTTTGTAAACATATTATCCAGCACTTTAGATGAATCAGGCTGATATTTGCTTACAAAGGAATCCCATACACCTTGGGTTCCTGGCAGAGGGATGGTTTGTTTGTTCATAGCTAGAATTGGTCTACTTCTGTCCAAATTCCAGTGTTATCTTGTTCCACTTCAATCCATAGATTGATAGGTGAAACACTAGTGCTATTGACACTATACAGAGTACGGCCAAATAACTCTCGTCCATATAGCACTAATGATTGAACTGTCATATTATTTGTCCATCTCCTTTAATAGAAGCTCCGAAGCATCAATAGCCCCCATTAATTTTAAACGATGTTCTGTTAGATTTCTAAGACTAGTATCAATATCAGCGATCTGCTTTTTAAAAGAATCACGATTCTCCGTGACTTTTACACGATCTATACTCTTTGCAACAAGTTTCTCCACCACTTCTGCTTCCTGAACATTACTTTCATTCATTTTATTACTCCTCCGTTATTTTACAAACTAAGTATTGTGAGTAGTGCGTTAAGACGAGCATCCGCTGCCAAAGAGGTATTTTTTGCGTCAATGGTGGCTTGAATCGTAGGATCAACATAAGCAAGGATAGCAGCATTAATTTGATCAAGGGTAGGTTGAGTGTATACCTGATCCAACCAGGTGAGCCCAGAAAGGTCATTGCCAGAAAGAGTCCATTGGGCTCCTGGGGTTAAAGCGTGCAGCGCGAGTGCGATTGATTTATGATCCATTCTTTGCTCCTTTGATTACCTAACCTCTACGAGAAGGATAGATTGAGTAGTATTTGACTGACCCCATTGGATAGTCGTAGCATTATCTATGTTTCTAATCTGAACCGCGTAAGTTGTCGCCGAGGTGGTGGCGGGGGAATCCATATAGGACAAAGTACACGGGACCACATTATCCGTTGCATTAAGATAGTATCCCTGCCCGTTAACTCCTAAAATATTGGTCCCGTTTCTAGCGATAGTCGCTAAGGCAGTCTTACTTACCCCCCCGTTTTCGAGATTGGAGGACGCAATAATGAATATTTTACTAGACGCGGAAGTGGGGGTAATTGTGGCCGTTAGGTTAGTGGTCTGGAACGTACTCGACGTTGTTGTAAACTGGGTAGCCGTTGAAAAGGATATAACCTGAACAAATGGAAGTTGACCAACAGCCGCCGCATCCGTAGCCGCCGTACCATTGGCAATATTGGATAACTTACTCGCCCCGAAATCAGTTTTATTCGCCCCGGCAAAGAATATGCCGTAGTTATTAACGGCGCTTACTAGATGCTCAACGTATAGGCCGTATTGATTTGTAGGAGTAGCACCACTAACCGTAACATTACTGGCGTAAAAATCAAATACGCCACCGACTACCCCCGCTCCAGCTTGAACTACGGGAACGCTATTAAAAGAGTACAGGCTATTAAGTGTGCCGGTACTTCCATGACTAACATTCGCCTGGAACGCGTCTATATGGTCACCGTTTGCTGATCCAGCGGTTGCGGCCTGGGTTTCGTAGCTGGCATAGCCGCCGCCAGCGGATTCGGTTACAGAGGTATAATCCCCGAAGCCGTGAGCGCTTGATACACCCGTTCGGGGTATATTTAGTTCTACGAATGTATTTCTACCCGCATCCGCCCCCATCTGAATAACGCCTAGTAATGTACCGGTTGATTGGACCCCTAAATCTCCGGCTGCGTTCGTAATAATACTCGGATCACCACTAACCGTATTCGTCGACGTGGCATAATAAGCTAATTGATATTGCGTACCCGTATTAACAGACCCAGATCCGCCAGCGGCCCATGATAGATTACCAGACCCATCATTCTGAAGAAATGTAGAAGCCCCTCCCTGTAATTGTGGGAGATTCAGACTATAATCGGCAGTAATGGCCCCGTAGTTAATGGTAATAGCATGTGTATTGGCCGAGTTATGTAATACAATATCCGTACCAGAATGTAAATCAAGATTACCAACGACAAAAACGGTTGTTCCACCCAAGGATAAAGAACCGCCACTAGAGGACACAGAAAACGAACTAGTGTTGGACACGCCAATATTGGTACCCTGTAGGATAAGACCCTGAGTACCATTACCAGTTAATGTTAGGGTACGGAAAGTAGTGTCGGAGGCTGTACCAATAGCTTGAGGTAATGAAAGAGTAACTGCACCAGTAGAGGCACTAGCGATAACTTGGTTAGCAGTTCCTGTAACGCTGGTTACACCTACAGAGCCACTAGTTGCGGCAGTAATCAACCCTTTAGCATTAACTGTAATATTGGCATTAGTGAACGATCCTACATTACTATTCACTGTGGCTAATGTTGCTGCTGCACTTCCTGGTCCAGTAGCAGTGACATCACCCGTCAAGACCGTGATACCAGTAAGGGGTGTAGTTGTATTAGCCCATGATGTACCGTTCCATTCTAAGAATTGTCCTATGGTAGGAGTACTTATTGAGACATCATTTAAACTGGCAAGGGTCTTTGTATATCCAACACCTAGCGCTTGTTCTATCGCTTCAATCTCATTCTTCAACAGATTGTGATGAGCTGCTACGATAGTAGCCCCTACTAATACTCCTGGGGGATGAGGGAAAGCAACTGTACCGTCTGCTCCTCGCACCACACCTGTTAAAGTATTGCCACTAATACCAGTGTAGAATACTACTTCACTGCTATTACCATCAATAATAGTCATAGCCCCAGTAATAGGCAAGAATGATGTAGAAGTGAGAGTGAGGGTGGTATCACTAATCAGGGCAGGAGATGCAAGCGTTGTTTGGACACCATTAACGGCTACATACAAATTAGCATCGGTTGCAATACTCGTTGGGAAAAATGCCATTATATTAGCCTCATTAACTTAGATCGAGCGGATTGATACTACCATTAGCAGAATAGTTATTTCCACCAATAGAGAACGGCATATATGATTCGATATCGAGTTTCCTCTTCAAGTCCAGAATACGCTGATTACGCCATTTGATACCCCAACCAATTTCTTCCATAAAAAGTTTATGCTGTTCTTCAGCTAGGGAGTCTTCTTGGTCCTGTTTCCACATCTTCCACAAGACATAGGCTCTAAGACCCGGTACTAAAGAATCGTCCACAGAAAGGTTCTGTGACAGTGCTGTTAGAGGGGTTTCACGACACTGATAATACATCCAGAGGTCACTGCTACCCGAAAATTGGGGCTTCGGATAGATATAAAGTGTGGTGCCAACAATAAAATACTTTTGAGGTTTACCCTGCATATTGGGATTGGTGGATAGAAAATTAGGGCTCTCCTGTGCCATCTTCTCTAAGCTCGTAGGTTTTAATCGACGCCAGAGGGGAGAAAGCACATTGGTTTGATCTTGCCAGAGAATTAATTCACTCCCTATCCAATCCTGAGGCATAGGATAGGTTTGTGTACCCGCTATTGTTGATGTGAAAGCGGCCCGCTGTAAGCAGCGCGTCTTACGCACATATTCTTGTTGGGCCAGGTTTATCAAGGCCAACATACGTGTAGTAGAGAAGAAAGCTGGATTTGGTTCAATAACTTCCGCTCTGCAATCATCTACTAAGGACTGACCAGTCGTCATTGCTTGTCTCCTTAAAAAACTAAAAACATTCCGGTTTTAACGGCATTGCTTGGGCCGGATGCGGGGGGTAAAAATACGGCCCCGGTTGATTGAAAAGTTTGGGCTGTAGCGGGTATAAAGGACGCCGATATAGTAGATATAGGGGGATTAATATACTCCGCGACCGCATCATCCCCGCTATCTATGGCGACAAGTGTCCAAGGGGAACTAACACTGGTTAAAGCTACTGAATGAGGGAAGCAATAAGTTATCGCTACACTACCCGCTGTTGATACAACCAAACTAGGCCCTACAGGAGGGGAAGTACCCACCGTTTGATTAGCTGTATCTAGTGGGGAAGTTGTTTTCACTCCGGAATACTCAATCATATTCCCATACAAAAATGCAGATGTTCCGTTGGCCGTAACGGTTATCGTGGTAACTCCGGCTATAGCGTTAGCCGAGTACCATATATCCTGTCGGGCAAAAGCGTCCCCGCCGTGAGCACCCGGAGCTTGAACATATGTATTACCATTGTTATCCGTTACCCCGCTAATTAATGTTGATATGTCGTTGGCTATCATAACAACCAATAAACTTCCGGCCAGCGAGGCTGTAATAGTTATCGGTACGGTTGCTGAGGCTGTAGTTTTAGCTTCTGCGTGTTGTATCCTAGCAATAGCCATTAGAAACCCTGGATGATACTAACAACATCCCATCGCGTAGCGGCGTTATTCCAAATAGCTCCAATATAATCAGTAAGCGATACTGAATTGGTATACGAGGTAATGTCTGTACCAAATCTAAAATTACCTGCTCCTGTTGCAAGAGTAACGCTGTGCGTTGCATCATTAAGAATACGGAATGTCACCTTCTGCATATCTGCTGTAGGAGAAGCTGGACCGTTCAGCGTAGTAGTTCCAGTAACTGTGTATATATAATTTGTCACATTTGTTACAGGCGTAACGGTTCCTGTGAGAGAAGCATTCGTGCTGGAAGCAGGAGTGAGAACACCTGTTAAGGTACCGCCAGCCAACGGTAATTTTGTCCCATCATTACCATTAAGCTTATCAACAGCAGTAAGAATTGTATCAGTAGCTGAAATTGTACCTGCCCCAGACACATATCCTGTTAGAACAGCAGCAGTAACGGACGTGCTAGTTAATGAGGTGGCATTTCCCACTGAAGTAACTGCGCCAGTTAAATTAGCATTAGTTACTACCGTTGCTACTTGACTTCCTGAACCAGGTCCAGCTGTCACACCACCTGTTAACTGTGTAATTCCGCCACCACCTGCCACTGTAGGAGAGGAATACCATGTTCCCGTCTCTGGGGAAAATACAAAATAGGACATATCGCCATTTGGAATAGTAATTCCATTGACTATCAACGTACCCGTACTATCAGAAGTGTGGGCTATGTTCATGACATAGGTCGTTAACGGAAAGTTTGTGGGTAGGGTGTATGTTTGATTAGTGGTCGTTACCACTTCCAAGTTATAGGGATGTTCACCAAAATCCGTCATAATACTGGATAGGTTAACTGGATCTTTCGTAGTAAAAGTCATGATGATTTAATTCTCCTTAAGGTATAAACACTACTCTTACTACAACACCTGTGCTGGGATCAGCTAAGTAGGTAAGATCAATCTGGCCATTCGTAGTCTGGGCAAAACCCAATAACGGAAGATTTGATCCACCCTTTACCCTCTGTGTAACGGACCATATTGTAGAGGTAGTGAGCAATCCAGCAACAAGCGGAGTGATAACTGCCGCTCCTGACGCATATGTGGTAGAATCAACAACAGAAGGGGTTGCACCAGCTGATCCATTAGAGGCAGCAGTAATCTGTCCAGCTGCATTAACCGTTAAATTAGTATTGGTGTATGATCCAGGTGTCACACCTGTAGGAGTAATTGTTGCAGCTGCTGCTCCCGGTCCCGTAGCAGTTACAGCCCCAGTTAAGGAAGTAATTCCTTGTCCTTTCTTAGTAAGAGTCATGTAATAGCTCCTTATTGTGGACTAGAAGCAAAAATTCTGTAAGCAGGAGCTCCAGTAGCGTACTTAACATAGACACCATTCTTATCAATACGAGATACGCCTAGCGTTTCAGTAGGGCGCACAATGCCATGTGTATTTGTACCATCCCAACTGAAGACAACGTTATTACTCCCAGAGGCGTCATCATTACTTATAACGGCTTCATACATAGTCCCACCAAAGTTAAAATATTGATAGCTGGCTGTCAGAGCCGTAATTGTTTGATCAACGTAGAATCCTTGTGCAAATGCCATATCTATATCTCCTTATTATCTTTCATAGCCGCCAAAATTTACAATCCATGTTAAACTTGTAGTAATTCCGGGGGTTGTAACTGCCCTAATTACGACACCTGCCGCTATTGGAATAGGCTCAGAAAAAGTTGAGTCGTGCTGTTGCGGTTGCGGTCCCATAAATCGCCATGTCATATCTTTCGTACCAGACGGCGACTCTAAACTACTCGTACCGAATATAACAGGCGTATTAAAGTTTGTAGGTGCGACTGTTAATGTACAAGTTACATTAAAATATTCTAAATATAATGTTTTACCTGCTGTAACTGTATATGTTAATATCACTTGATCGGCGGTAACAGTTGTCGTCGTTAATGTGCCGGTTTTTAAAACATTAGACCGAATATCAATCGTGGGATTGATAGCGCTAACGCCGTCGGTTATACTAGAAACTACTATGCCCCCGGCGAGATAGTTGGTTTCAAAATCTGTTACGTCAGCCGCCGCTTGAATAAAACAGAAAAATTGATCTGTGTTCCCCAATATGGCTTGGTATTGGTTCGGATTCGGAGCCACAGACGTTTGAAAATAGTATATCTGGGATAAAGGATTAGTTACCTTGAGCGCTTTAAATCTCGCGTAGGTGATATCTATAAACATCTAGTATTCCGCCCAGACAAAACAAATGTCTATAGTTTGATTTGTTGTTACTAAGGGAGTAACGGTGATTAGCATATTCCCTCCGGGAGCTATAATGGGCACGTCCAAAATAGGCGAAGGAGTAAGAGCTGTTTGGTAGCTTCTAAATGCCGTACCATTCGCAGATATGTTTACACCGGGTGAAATAAACCACGTCATTACGCTTGCCGGTTGTGTTCCGCCCATAATAATAGGTTGGATTGTGGCTGCGGTGCCCGGTGTAGTGATTGTAGGATTAAAGTAAAACTTAAACACTTGAACCGCCGCTGAAGTATGATTGATAAAAATACAATCCAATAGGTGCATGTTCTTACCGCTAGTTGCTGGATTCTTAAACACGATAATAGAACTTTCCAGCCCTACCGTGGAAGCTACAAGAGGGTTGGTGAATAGAAGGTAGCATTTCCCCGCATCAGCTAAAGATATCTGTCCGGCTGTAGAACCAACAGGTAATACCGGCATTAAATCACCCCGAGTATAGTAACCACTACGTTTGTAGCACTTCCCAGAACTACTTGGACAAGACGACTTCTAAAATATAAGACAGGAAATAATGACGCACCGGAGGAAAGAATTTTACCGTCGCCGTCTGAGGTCATATGTTGAAGAAGCGTAGTGAAATTCACGTTATCTAAACTTCCTTCTAGAACAATAATCCATGAGGTAGCGGTGGCCCCTGTTCCCTTGACCTGTATCGAAAAAGATTTGACGGGTGTTAAATGAGCGTCTAGAGTTGTACCGTTTGCCGCTACAGTGAAAGTATCGGCTCCGGTTAGGAAAGGCTGCTTAACCCGCAAGTTACCGGTTAGATCCTCGGAAAGGAGAACAAGATTTCCTTCCGTCCATGTAGGATTGGACGCATTAGCAAGCGCGGGTAGCACGCCTTCGTTCGTAGCCCCCGGAACCGCATTATTATTGGTCCTATTCCCCGCGACCGTTACCGTTCCTGTGATTGTTGTGCTTGTAAGACTCACAGGCTGGGTTACACCAGAGCCGTCAACGCGTAACGCCCCCGCCGTGGTCAAAGAAAGGGGATTTGTCTGGGCCGTTACGTAGGTGGGAGCGGCGGTAGTGACGGCTCCCATACTTAAACTGCCTAGTTGTCCCGATGTAGTTGAGCCGATTGCAACGGCATCCGTATCTGCGGGAAAATTATCTACAACCGTATGTAGGCTAGTGCCTGTTGGCTGAACTACAGTAACATTTCCAGTTACAGCAGTTGTCGAACCCGTATCAGTTATGACGTGGCCGATAACGGCAGAACTCGCATCATTAACTACATGAAGATTTGTGCCGGTCGGCTGTACGACTGTAACATTACCTGTTATGGTCGTACTGGCCAATGTGACAGCTGGCGTATTCGTTATAAAAGCGTTGACGCCAGGTACGTTCGCAGCAGCAGGAGCAGTACCATATGATGTAACTGCTGTTGCTCCGAGAGTTACTCCTGCGACCTGTATAAGATTCTCGGCTACCGTTCCTGTCACCACTGTAGTAGAACCTGTGTCTGTGATGACATGGCCTATGACATTGGTTCCAGCGGGTAACGCATTCGTTATAGATGTTACTGCTGTTACTGTACTAACTGTAGTAAGAGTACCACTATCTATTACAGTATGTAAATTTGTGCCTGTTGGCTGAATAACAGTGACATTGCCTGTGACAGTAGTGCTTGCAAGACTTGTAACCCAAGGGGAGGTACCTTGAGTAACCACCGTAGACGGGGCGCTATCCACGACAACATGTAGATTTGTTCCTGTAGGCTGGACAACGGTAAAATTACCCGTTCCAGCATTGGCTGTGACAGTACCCGATACCACCCACGGACTCGTACTTTGCGTTACGGCTACAGTGGCGGGAAAATTAGAAACAGCAACATTAAGATTAGACCCAGTGGGTTGTACAACAGTGACATTTCCCGTGATAGTGGTAGAAGCTAAACTCGTAACCCATGGAGATGTGCCCTGTGTAACGACTGTTGACGGAGCACTATCTACAACAACATGGAGACTAGTTCCTGTTGGTTGAACAACTGTTACATTGCCAGTAATAGTCGTACTCGTCAATGAGACAGGCTGTGTCGTTTGGAAGAAAGTACCAGTAACGGGTACGGTATTCGTCACATCTACATTGAGTGATGTACCAGTTGAGGTAATTGTGTTACCAGAGCCGTCATGGACATTGACATTGGGCGACGTGGTAATAGAGCCACTAACAACCCAAGGTGATGTCCCTTGTAGAGCAGTAACGGTTCCTGACACAGGCTGAGTGGCCTGAAAGAATGCTCCAGTAACTGCCACACTTCCAGTAATCGTGGTAGATGCTAAAGTCACAACTTGGGACGCTGGAAAATTCGTAATGGTGGTACTAGCTAATGATACTGGTTGCGTGGCTTGAAAGAATGTGCCCGTCACAGGAACTGTATTTATTACATCTACGTTCTGCGTAGCCGGGAAGTTGCTAACAGCTATGGTTCCACTAACCGGAACCGGTATAGCACGAAGCTGTGCGTCCGTAAGACCTGGATTAGAAGTAGTAACCGTACCAGTTACCGGAATAGGGCTGGGATTTACAACATCAACGTTGCCCGTTAGAAAATCGCTCATTAGGTTGTTGTTTTAACCATCAGTTTGTACGATGGCGCTCCGTTGATATACTTCAAATAGATTAGAGAGACATTGGTCTTGTCTAAAAGAGTCGATTGATTGGTTTCAATCAGGCCGTGATTGTTGATGCCATCCCAGCTATACATGATATTAAAATTACTATTCAAAGTACGGTTCTGAAGTGTAATATGCTTAGACACCATAGGAAATCTAAAAAGCTGGTAAGAGGCAGTCAAAGGTGTAATAGTGTCATCTACATAGAATCCTTGGAAATCCGGGGATACGGCCCCCGTCATTGTAGGGCTGCTTCCAGGCACATTAGTATCTGCTGTATGTCCACCCGTTATAGCTACGCTGACGTAATCCCCAGCTGACATACCGTCCCCAGATGGCACCGTTGCGGCGATTGCAGCCTTAATCTCCGCATTTGTAGATACACCGCTCTGTATCTGCACATAGATGTTATGGTTTGAGTCAGTGGATACTACTTCCTGACCGGCTATTCCACCTGACGTATAATTAATAATGGGAGTGTATCCCCAACGCAAAGCTGTATAGGTTATAAAATTTAGCGTTGATGACGGAAAAATGTATGTCAATACACCCATATTGCTAGCTCCAAGTTACAAATAGGTTTTTGTCTTGCCCGTTGCTTTATCAAGATCAAATTTAGCTTTGTCTCGTTCTATCCTCTGTACTTCAGTATCTTTCTTATGAATATCGTCAGATATATCGAGGATCTGTTCATCAGTCATCGACTTATCACCCTTTCTGGCTTCAGCTTCTGAGACATAGGTTTTTACTTTGCTTAAAATCGGATCAGCTGTTGAAAATACCGCTGCTGGAATCCTTGAGAGAAAAAAGTTAGGCCATACTTTCTGTACTTTCTGTACGGTCGTTAATCCTTGCTTTAAAAGAATACGTACTACACGATACCAACCACTTTTAATAATGTGTCCTACTTGATCTACGGTCGTAGCGACCGGAACAAAACCTTTATCAACTCCACAAACGGAAATATAACCTTCCACTGGGTCGATGTAATAGACACCAGCGGCGTATTTGCTATTATCAAGACAACATACCTTTAGCTTTGGATTTAGCTGACGCAAACACCTCTCGAAATCTCCCCCATACAGCCCCTCCAAGGATCTTCCCATTAGTCGTTATGTGCATCCTTTCCCACTTCATCTTTTCCTTCTTCTTTGATGCCGTCTTCAGAATGACCTTCCATGTCTTCATCTTTCTCAGTGGCACTCTTGATTTTATGCTTAAGTTCATCCATCCGCATGGTGCTGGCATTTTTCTTGGGTACTGGATTATCCACGGCCTTATCTGAATGGGTAATACTGTGAGCATGAATTTCTACATGGCCGGGTCCAAACTCGTCACTTGCGTGATTAGAATGGACGTGTCCCTCCACAGCTAGTTTTACACGGTCCCCAGGGGCCATGCCATCGGACCCAGGAAGCTGTGAATGATCTAAATGTAGAACAGCAGGTTTCTTGCCTTCGGTAGGACCGATTTTAGTCTCTTCTAGATAGTCTTTCATTATTTATTCTCCGGTTGGTTCTCTGGTTGGTCTTGGTTCTGTTGGAACAGAAAAGAACGAAAGGCATCCATCGGTCCCATTGTTATTGATCTATCTACAGCGTCGGGTTTCACTGCACTGGTGCTTGCAGGAGCCGGTGCTACGGCGTTTTGAACAGCATCAGGAACCACAGTGGCCATACCTGAGACTCCATCTATTCCAGTAACTGTTAAGCTAATACGTTGTCCTGGCTGTGTCCCAGGAGGGAGCAAAGCCAAAGGAATCTTAGCGGTACCAGCATCAGCCTTGTTTGGCTGCTGTTGTTTAAGCATATTAGCCAAACCAGTTAAAGTACCATACCCATTGTCTGTGGGTGGAACGTTGCTATTCGGATCAGCCATTTTAATATGTGTTCAGATTCGGTGCAGCGGGGGGCGGCTGAAACATACCTGGGGTTGAAGACCCAACTACTTTGTTTCTCAACTTGTCCATAGGCATATTAGAAGCGTTTTGCTTCTTAGGTGTACCACTCTGCATAGCAGAATGTTCGTCATCTGAATCACCCTTTGTTTCTACAGTGAGCATCTCACCGCAGGACGGACATTTAAAGGATACGTCTTTTGGTGAGGTATTCATCATTTTTGTTACTCCTGGGTCATCATCCATCATTTGAGTCCACCCGGTCTTCTGAGTGTCCATCAATTACATCTTTTCGCCGTTACCGTAATTCTCAACACCAGAAGGACCATCAATGCCAGTCTCTTCAGAATTCATAGCATCATAGGCAGAGCCCTGATCGAATCCTTTGGAAGACGGACCAACAGCCAATTTACCAGTGCGAAGCGAGAACGCATTTTTCGTAGCACTCGGACTCGTTTCACCAGTGGCGTCTTTCTCATTCATTTTCGGATCACTCATTTTAATCTCCTTTGTATCATGTTCTATTGCAAATTGTGCACGGCATGACTGGCGGTCAGAGGCCGTGTCTAACTTAAAGCTTACCCGTTTGAGGTACCAATGACTTCAACTGCACGATTAGAGTCTAGGATGGGATACACCGCATAGCACTTCCAACCAATCGTTCCGTTGAGGTTTAACGGATCGGCCACGCCTGAATCACCAGGTTGATGTACGATTTTCTGAATCCCCTGGTTGGCCACATCGACCGCACCAAATGATTCTTTCCCGAACACCCAGCTGTGATAAGTCACGGCTGACGCCGCTCCTACACCAGTTGCAATGTTCTGAGATTCCTGGAAGCGGATGTTTGACATCTTTCCAAGTTCACCAGCCAAAGCGCCTTCATGCACTTTGTCGATGCTCACGTACTTATTCAACTCGATCCAGCTGGCAGTGTTACTGTCAGACTGAAGGTCGAATGACGTGTTCGGATGCACCAATCCGTGATAGCAACCATCCTCAAACGGCAGGACAGCCAGTCCGCGTAGGAACGCAGACGCTCGGCGGAAGTCAATCGCCAAAGCAACAACACTGACAGTAATTTCACTGACAGCCGTACCAGTATACTGAATGGTCATATTGCCGGTGAGGGCATTACGACAAATAGTATCCAGGGACAACCCAGCCTGATCAATATGTTATCGTGAGGTTTTTTATCATCACATCAACGTATTACTACGTTGTTCGGAGTACATCTTCAAGCTATTAAGCTTGTTGGGTATTCGTGGGGAGATTATTTCGGTCGAGGTAAGCGAGAAACTTTTTATAAGTTTCATTTTCAACAGAACCCAGAAAATAATTGCAGCCTTTACATAATAGCCCTCTAACGATTCCTGTAATATGGTTGTGGTCTACAGAAAGAGTTAGTTTTAATTCGCTACTATGCCTATCACAGATGGCGCATTTTCCTTGTTGGATTTGATAAAGTCTATCGAAATCAACCACGGTAAAATCCGTTCCATCTGCGTTTCTAATGCCCTGCGTTTTCCAGCTTTTTGTTCGCCAGACAAGCGGATTTTTAGAGTGCCAAGTCTTTTCTAGTTGGTGCTTACATTCCAAGCACTGATTATGAAATGTGTCACGCCCAACCGTAAAAGTATCGTGGCCCCTTTTACAAAACTGCTTATTAGGACAAACTCGCTTCATCTATTCTTCACTCCCTACTCTCTACATTGGCTAAAGCTGTTACACTTTAGCTTAACACGGAATTGGCCATTTGTCAATGGCTATTTTCCGTTTTTACCCAATTTTACTTGACCTATCAGTTAATTTAAGCCAAGAACGTCGTGAATGGCTTCAGTGATGTTGTCATACGCTTCCAGCATAAGTCTGTCGGAGTACGCAACATACGCGCCGTATTGTACGGGCGTAGCCAAGATTTTGGTGGACTGCCAAACTTGACCATTGGGGTTCGTGCCTTCGCCCAGGGGCGTGGTGACCGCAGCCTGATTTACAGGGCGCAGGAATTGGATCTGAGTACCGGTCTGACGAGGAAGCGTTCGCTTCTCCGCGTTTTCCTGGAAGAACAAGGAAAACATAAGACGCGTAAGCAACTTTCTATCATAGAAAATAGCTGACGCATCATTCAAACCAGAAGTACTCGTTAGGTTCGGATTAAGAGCCATAGTAGTAATACCTTCTGTTACACAATATACTTGTGAGCGCAATATCTCAAGCAAGTTGTACAAGTTCCAGAATTATAGCCGTCTAAGCCGCTATCGCATCATTATCTTCCGGGGCTGTCGCTTGTCCAGATTCCTTTGACACATTCCTTATCCTTGTACAACAGGGGGATTTGCTTGTTATCTATCAACGTGTCCCATTTAAGGGGGTTGATTGGTAACTTTATATGGGTGCTCGCCGTGGATTCGAACCACGCCCTCAAGCTTATGAGACTTGAATGATCGCCAGATCACTTGCGTGCAAAATTATTCTTACTGATCCGCCCGTTGGGCAATTAGCCAATCTCGTTGTTCCCCAAGGCTCATCTTCTTGAAGGCTGAGAGATGATCAGTTGGGACACGACTAGCTCCTTTACCGGCACTAGCCACCGTACTGCCAGCTGCTTCACGTCTAAGAGCATCCTGTGCTTCTTTAGCAGCGTTATCTCTAGCCGCAGCCGTAATAGATTCACGTTCTTTGCTTACCATGTCGCTTACCATCGCTTTCATTTCAGCTTCTGTAAAGGTTTTTTCTGTAACTACAGGGGCCGCTGCTTCAGGATTCTCTTGCAATGCAATAGAATAGAGATGATCAAGCACTTCACTGGCTGGTTTTGTGAAGTCCACTCTGGGATCACCCTGCCCTGTAGGGCCTACAGCAATCTTAATAATCGCGGGATAAAGTCGTTTCCAATCTGGATAATTGACCGTATCTTGTTCACGCCGCATACGTTCAACGATAGTATCTTTCTCTTTAGCTTGTGACGTTAATTGATTCAGCTGTTCTTGATACTCTGATGTAAGCGCTTGACGTTCACTTTCAATAAACTTTTCTAGATTCTCTGGATTCTTAGCAAGCTCTTTGTAATCCACCGGCTTCTTAGACAGACTCGCTAGAAGTTTATAAGTCTTTTCCTGAGCTTCTTTAATAAGCTCCATTTCTTTTTTAAGCTTACTATTCTCTTGTGCAGCGCGTGTGTTCCACTTTCGCATCTCATCAGGATCATTAGCGTCTTTCTTGTCCTTGGCTGGCTTCTTGGCCACAGCTTCGGGGGCTTTCTTATCTGCTTCAACTTTCTCAGCCGCTGCTTTGCCTGTGTCAGCTTTGGAAGTATCAGCTTCAGGATCTTTTTCTTCTATCTTCTTCTCAGGTGCTGTCGCTTTTGCTTCTTCCAGTTTCTCAAGAGCTTCGGCCCTAGCACTGATACCTGCGTTACTCACATTTGATTCGCTGCTATGATTCGTTTCCATTTAAGTCTCCTTGGTCGTTGTCCCAGTTACGGGGCGAGGGATTCTTCTCCTCACTCTAGTCCTAAAGCTTTTTTCTCATCACTGATGGCTTTGTAATGTTCAGCAATACCTTTAGCTGCTATTTGTCCTGCCAAGCTCTGAGCGTTGATCCAGTTACGGAGTTTAACAACTCCTTGCACTTGAAATATCAACTTACGATGATCACCATCTGGGTCATTGAAAATATTGTTGTTAGCCTCTTTAATAAAATTGTCAATATATATTTCCACAGCTTTCCAAGCAGGATGGCGTTTTAAGTCCTCAAACAATGCCCCTGCATGGGCCTGACGTTCAAAGCTGTCTAATTGCAGTAAAGTTTTAGTTTCCTCTTCAGTGTTAAACTCGTCCTTGGCCATTTCAGCGAAATCCATTGAGTCCTCCGAAGCGCATCCTCATGCGCCTTATTCGTTTAATCTGTAAGACCTTTAACAATACCCTCATGCGCTGCTTTCTTCTTACTAGCTTTATACTTTGGTAACTTCTTACCTTTAGGTGTAGCTGCCTCGAATTCTTTAGCAATGTCAGGATGTTGGGAATACATGAAGGCACGTTGCTTCTGGCTAACAAAAGGCATCTTAATGCACCCCCACTAGGCCACCTGGCATTGTAGGACCGCCAGGAAGGTTCGTATGACCAACTGGACTTGTCATCTGTGGAACAATACTGTTAGCGGCAGGAGCTGTAGGACTTCCACCATTACCACCCGCTAGATGCTGGGCGAGAATGGCCTTACCTGCCGCTGCTGTAGCCGCTGGTGGCGCTCCCGGAGGAGGTACCCCAGCCGGAGGTGCTGGTAATACACCGGGTGCAGCCCCACCTGGACCGGGAGGGGGTGTTGCACCTGCTCCTGCTGCTGGTTGAGCATTCAAGCCAGCTGCACGAATATCCTTAGAATCAAACCCCATTAACTCCCATATCTGCTTCAATATGGTATCAATGGAGTTTGGATCGAGCTGCTGTTGAGCCAATGTGAAGAAAGTGGACATCTGATTCACCTTCTGATCCCTATTGACCATCTCACTAAGCACCGTCATCTTGAAATTGATACCCGCTGCGGTACGTATCATGGCCGGAGATACAATATCCGGCTCCGGGAAGATGTGGCCGTAGAAGGCACGTATCACTGCTGAGTTGGTGAGGTATTGCAAGTCAAGCATGTAGAAGAGTTGTAACACCTTCTTGATGCCTTTTGTTTCAATGGCTTTAGCAGCCGTAGCGAACTTTTCCAAAGCCTGACTTACGGCGACCTTAGCAACACCAACACCGACAGCCCCTTTATTAGCTTGCATGTCGTCAATATTCCCTGTGAGGGAAGCAGGGACGGTGGCATTAAACATATCCTGCTGAATCATCTGGGCATCTTGGTAGGCGGAGGAAGTGACATCTTTACGTTCCAGTCCTTGAACGTTTTCCATGGCGTCTACTAAGACAACGCCGCTGGGCGTGGCTGTCAGCTTGTCAATATCTACACTGGTATCTGTAGCGAGCACTTTGTACATCTGATTTATTAAAAGATTCACATTATCAAGGCGCTGTCTGCGTACTAAATTCGTTTCATTCTGTAGGGAGAGCACCGGCTCAACGAGCCCAATGCCGTACCATTCCAAAGGCACTTTGCAGAAGTTAACCTTGACTAATGGAACTTCTTGATGATCAAAAGGATTAGGTACGGCCCGAACCACAATCTGCCTATTCGCAATAACAATTTGACAAGGTTCTTCACGACCATCACCATCCAAGTCCCAATGACCCCACACTTCGAATAACTCAATATCTTTAGACTGCGTTGTAGAAATTTCACCACGGGCTGTCTTTCTCCATTGGCGCGTTTCCTGATATTTCATGGAAGTGCCAGTAGCAAGAGCCATATCCTTGTTGCCGAAGTATGGCTGAGGAGAGTCACAAATACGGGAGAACTCCTTCCGGTCCATGAACTTACGGATGAAAACATACTGGTTGTCACATACATCAGCTTTATCCTGCTGAGGATAGACATCCAGAACATCGAGTACACTCAACTTAGGGCGACGTCCGGCAATCTCATAACGCTTGGTTGTTACGTAGGTGGTCTTGGTTTGGTTAATCCCCTGGTCATCGACATACTGCATCGTCTTGGGAACACGGCTAACGCGCCATTGCCATTCCACTTCCCAATCCACCCAGAAGTAGGAAGTACCATACAACAGCAATTGCTTCAAAAAGGTTTCGTATTTATCCTGGAATTCATTCTTATCAAACTGGTCAGAGAGTAGTCGTTCAATATTCTTGGCTACATCTTCTTCATTGATATCATTAGGCACAACATCAAACATATTCTCATTGCTATTCGTGAAGCTGATGAGCTTCGGCGTAGCCACTTCAATAATCTGGAATATCAAAGGGATAAAGACTTTGCTGCGCGTAGGCGTTCTCGTTGTCACGTTGCCATTCATGTAAGCAACGTATATCTGCCACCAGAGAATTTCGTAAGCCTTACGCCAGTTCTCACGGATAGTAAGCTCACCCATGAGCTGAGATACAATCTCTTTCTGCATTCCCAAGCTATAGCCGCTAGAACTGTCTCCATCAGGATTAACCTTCCCTTCAGGTGTCAATATCTGAATAGGGCTGTCATCCTGCATTTGATCGATCTGCTCTGACCCCTCGGTGTCTTCGAGCAATTGCATTTGATCTTTATCTTCGGACAAATCCATTAATCATCTCCTGAGATGTCTGTGAACGACTCGTATGGAAGTAGGTCGTTCGTATAGAATTTTTTGTTACGTTTTGATTTTGGCTTCTTGTATAGGTCTAAGGGATCAAAGTCTGTGTTACCCGTTCTTTTTCTTGATACACCACCCACCCGAATGAGGTCATAGATACCTGCCAAGTTTTTAGAAAAACCGTACCGTATAGAGTCAGGGCTGTGACTATTATCATGAGCAGGTTTAGTAGACCCAGGCGCATAACAATATCCCTCCATTTCACGAATGGCGTCTTCACAACTATCGAAGAACACAAGACGGTTTTCTTTCAACAACTTTGTTACGCGTTGTATACCTACGTCTACAGAGTTGTCAGCTTGCTCAAAACGAAGCTTACACACAGATCTTGTTTCGTTCATAACGGCGACAGCTGCTGGGTCCCAAAGGGTGTAGGTAAAATTATTGTGGCTAATGTATTTACCTATTACTTCAGAGAGCTGACGGTTCTTATAGAACTGAGTAAATAGATAGAATTTTTTGCTCTCAGGGTCAAATGTGATCCCTAGAATTGAAGTGGGGTCTGACCAACCATAATCCAATCCAGCCCATCTTGGCCAATGTGAAGGTATTTCAAAAGCATCACAAACATGATCGTGACGGTTGAACTCAGGGTAAATCAAACCTTCGATTTGAACAAAGCGCCCTTCAAAGTCTCTTTGAAATATGCTTTCGTTCATCGTGGCTTTAGCGCGGTCATACACAGCCTTATCAATGTAAGGATTGTCGGCCATTGAGAAATTGATGTAGAACAGCCATGGCAAGAACTTTCGCTGCTCTATCAAGCGAATGTTCATCCACGACGCGGGACTACCGTACGGCGTCGTGGTCATTAAGAGACGACCCTTCGGCTCACCAGCCTTCTGTACTAAGCGCTGACATACCTTGTCATATGTGGTTTCATTGCAAAGTGCAGCCTCATCCATCCAAGCACGGCGGGCCGTGAGGCCCTCGACGGCATCCGGCTTGTCCGCAGAGCGTATCCACACTACTCCGCCATTAGCCAACTGAATAATGCTATCCTGCTTCTTATATTCACCCATTCCACGAGGCCAGTATCCGAAGAGGGTACGTAGCGTGGATTGATTTAGAATACGATATGTAGGACCTAGCACTAAGTAGTCAGCTTTGATACCAGCCTTCATGTCATTGGCTATCTCACGAATAAGCCAGATAGCACCAACAGAAGTCTTTCCTGATCTATGCCCAGCCACTAATAAAAGTTGTTCTGCTTCTGAATCGAGCACCTTCTGTTGTAGCTCGTGAGGGGTGAAGACGGTTTGTCTCTGCTCCGCCCCCTCTGCCATTTAGTTTGGCTCCTTGTTCTCCCCAAGCATATTCTTTGGAGCTGATATAGTCATTGCATAGAGTTGATTAATCTTCTCATCTAATGCTCTGGTGTTATGATCAATTCTCTCTACATGGTCTTTTATGGCATAGCACAGCTCAATAATCGCTTGTTCCAGTCCAGCAATACGCATCTCTAGCTCAGCCATTTTAATAGCTGAGATTTGCTGTTCAACGGTAGTCAGCTGTGCTTTAGGCTTGGAGGGCCACATTTAATTCTCCTTTAAATTGTGCCTAGGATGTTCCGCTACGCAGAACAGAGCCTAGGACTTGATGAGAATTTTTACGCAACAACAGCCCAAGCTTGTGCGAGGACATCCCACACAAACATCTGTCCATGACCGGGAGTGATACTGACCCCATTAACTAATTGGGTGGCTGTACCACTGGCTGTCACATGCAAGACATGCCCCACTAGATTAAGCGTAGGAGCAGGAAGTGTCCACGTTTGGCTAGGAGGCACAATGACGGTACCGGCGCTAGGGAATGTCACTGTCGTTCCGGACGGACCGTATGTCAATGCACGTCCATTCAGAACGCTATTCGCTGCGAAGGTAATCGAAGTGCCAGCGAGGATAGTGCCATTCACAGTGCAGTTCGCTCCAAACGTAAAGGTCGTTCCAGTGATGAAATACACCTTATCTGCCGTAGCGCCATTAGTAAGAACGACATTAGCACTAGCGGGCATTGTCAATGAAGTATCAAACGTAAAAATATACGTCCCAGCTCCATTTAATGTGAGATCTCCAGCAGACCATGTTCCCGATGAAGAAGCATCATAATGTCCAGGCACTACGGTATCACCACCTAAGTCCGTAGAGCTGATGTCAATGACAGGCGTCACAGCATCCAGCGCCGTAGCCGCAGCTGTAGCATCTGTGTGAGCATTGGCAGCAGCTGTATCAGTTTGATGCAGAGCCCCAGTGTAGGTGCCCGGAGGGAAGCCAGTAATAGACGTTCCAGGGGAGATACCCAGGTCGCCCTGAATAACCGTAGATCCAGTATTCGTTACCGCCGTATCACCCAACACACCGAAGGAAGAAGCTCGTCCTAACGTAGCATTTGAAGAACTAGAAGCATTAACGTTAATAACGTTGAACTGATCCACATCAATCTGAGGGAGCACTGGGGTGGGGACGGTGATGCTGACGCTAGGGGGAAGATACGCATGAGAGACAGCATTTGTCTCAACACGGGCTGGCTGTTCAGGATCAAACGGATAAGCTTCCAGAAGAGTAATAACGGCCCCTACCAAATGAGCTGCCGGTGTGGTGCCATTCATACCGCGTACTAAGTCATAAAGCTGATTGTCTGAAGACATCACATATGAGATATTCTCAGAATCAATCTGAATAAGCCCACCCGTTCCAGGGAACAGAGAGGGTCCAACTAACAATGCGGTGGTGTCTGAACTACCGATTGCTTTCTGTAATACCATTTGTAATGCCATTGTTTTAATCTCCTTGAGTCATAAGGGATTGAATCAGCCGATAAGTGCTGATTCTAGCCATTTTTAAAAATTAAGATGTGCTGCCTTCAATATCTTATTGAATCTACGCGTCATTCTTGTCTTTGATTTGCGTTGTTCTGATTTAAGTGCGCAATACATACTAATCAAATCTACTACTAAAATGAGACTAATCACAAGGTTTTCGTATGTCATAACACCCATCCTAAGTGCGTATTTAGTTTGTTACCTGCTGTTCCTTGGTGGCTTTTACGGCATCCAGACGCGTTTGACGCTTACAGGCCTCTTGATAGGTCTTTTCCAGGTAGTTTCGCGTCTCAGTCATCTTTCTTAGCGTTGTACGGGCTGTCCACGCCACTCGTGAACCCCTTGTAGAATCAATCCTGAAGCGAGGAATCGTATGCACGTGGTCGTTAATGTAGTAAATAGACATCTTACTATGGCCAAGGGCTTTTAAAGCCTCAAATCGCTTCTTCTGCACTTCTGTCATCATATTGCGTATCTCCTCCGAGAACATCAATTGGGGTGACGTATGGGAGTTGAACCCATTCACACTGGGTCACAGCCAGCGACTCTACCGTTAAGCTAACGTCACATTTGGTTGATTTATAGAGTCGTTTCATAAAGGGCTAATTTAGTGATTTTTCCGTATAGGTATGTTTCCCTTAGCTGTAAGCCAGCCATGCCGTATGGCTCCCCCTACCCAGCTTAACACTCATGTTAACGAATGTTCTATAGCTTAACTACGAGTGACA